ATTGTAGATACGAGTGTTGCTTACTATCTGACTCAGAACTATACTCGTGATGGTATCCTGTATCCTGCAGGAACTTACTGGGTATATGTAAATGGCGCTTGGGCTGAATACGATCCTGATGAAGAGATCGATGCTATGGTTTACACCATGGAGACCTGGGACGTCTTTGGTTATAACAAATTCACCCAGACTTGGGATGAATACTTTGATTATGATGGTGGTACTGAATCTATCGCTATCATGAGCATTGAAGGTATCGCTATGGAAGGCGGCACTGATGGCTCCTTCTCTGCAAACGGTACTGTTCTGCCTACTCTTGATGAAGAAGGCAATCCGATCGTTGTAACTGATGCTACTCGTGACAAAGCTATGGAAGAAGCATATCTGATGGCTTTCCAGGGTGGCTATGATAAGACGATTGCTTCTAAACGTCGTGCACCGGTTGATCTGATGCTGGACGCTAACTACCCCGTATCCGTTAAGAAAGCAATGGTTGCTCTAGCTCTGAACCGCTATGATGCAGCTTGCCATCTGGATACTAACCTGATTAACAATGTTGATGACCTGGAAACCTTCTTTACTCAGTCTCTGTCCGGTCTGAATGAACGCATTGTATCCTTCGATGCACATTGCTTCAAGACTGTTGACCCGATTACTGGTAAGATTATTCCTGTAACCATCACTCTGTGGCTTGCTCCCAAGATTCCTCAGCACTTCAACATATATGGCAATCATGTGCCTCTGGCTGGCGAAGAATATGGTCTGATCTCTGGATATCAGAGGAACTCCATTCGTCCTATCATTGATGCCGACGATGAAGAAGTTAAGGAACTCCTGTATGATAAACTCCACATGAACTACGTTGAATGTATCGCTGAAAATACCTATATCCGTGGTACTCAGGAGACATCTCAGAACTTCTGGTCTGATCTGTCCGAAGAGAACAACATGTTGGTATTACTAGATCAAACGTAAGATTGAACGCTTAGCTGCGTCTCATCGGTTCCATTGGGCTGAACCTGAAGACCTTGCTCTATTCCAGGAACAGTGCAATCAGATTTTCAGCAGCTATCGTGGTACTAAATGTCGTACCCTGGATATCGAGGTTAGCTCGAATGCTTGGGAAACGACTCGTTACATCACTCATATCTATCTGGCTGTGGTATTCCGTACCTTCCAGAAGAGAGCGATCATCGAGATCGACGTTAACCCGAGAGCTTAAGGAAGGAGTTGAGTATTAATGGCTAGAACTATACAATCTAACATTAAACGGAATACTAAAGACTTCTCCCAATACTCAATGTTCTTGGGTGGTCTTGACGTATCTGCTAAAAATATAGAGCAGTTTGACCCTTTACGTACTGGTTATTCACGTATCTTTATCGTTAAGCTGCCGTTCTTTATGACTAAGCTGGCTTCTGCCAATGCTGAAAATAACGAAACCGCGTTACATACACGCTTCAAACACTTTATTGAAATGGGCTTCATCGGTGTTTCTGGTATCGGTAATACCACTATGGAATATGAAGCTGTAACTGGTGGTTATGCTGGTAACAAATTCGATATTCCGTCAGTATGCCGTGATGAAACTGATGGTGTAACCATTCGTGTATATGAATTAACCGGATCTCCGATTCGTGAGTTCATCGATACCTGGATGACTGGTATCTCTGACCCGCTGACCGGTCTGTCCCATTATCATGGTATGATTGGCCAGGATTGTCCTTTCTCTGCAAAGAACCATATCATGGAGATGTTCTATGTTGCAACTGATCCGACTGGTGTAAATATTGAATACGCTTGCATGCTGTCCAATATGATGCCTAAGACTGTTGCTAAACAGCACTTCGAATATGAACCTGGCAACCATCCTGCAGTACAGCTGGATCTTGATTTTACGGCTACTCGTTATGAGTCTCCTCAGATCAACGAAATCTCCTCTGCTCTGCTTGATAAGTACGCTATTATCCGTGACTATCTGGACTTCACCTCTGGGTATACTGCTAATGGTGGAAACATCACCAATGACAACAACGAAAACATCGCTGCTACAATTGGTACGTTCTACTCCAAGAACTCGTATACTCCTGGTAACACTGAATACCAGCAGGGTCCTGGCTATCGTCAGCCGACCGATGTTGCACGTTACAACTATAATAGCGCCAACATGTAAGATAG